CTTAATAGTATCGGCTTCTAAGTCGATAATTTTATTCATTAAATTCGCCAAAAAGCGCTGATACAAAAGACTAGCCATTGGTTTTATGCTTAATTGTTAAACTTGGAATTTTTATCCGGACATGCTCTTTCCCGTTTTCATCTTTTGTCCTTTCAATTTTAGGCTTGATAACCGGCACACCGTTGTCATCATAATCGTCAAAAGGAATCGCGCGCTCACCGATTCGTAAATACTTTTGCCCGTTTCTGATAAAAACATTTACTTTTTTATTTTCCATATTTTTTATTCGGATGTCCGGCATTCGTAGTGCCGGTCCCGCGTAGCGGGATAACTTATAATCTTAATTTTCTTCTTATAGTTTCGCTCAACGCCTCGGCTATTTTTTCCCCGGCATTACGATCGAGATAATATCCGCCATTTATATTGACAACAATATTTCCGCCACCTGTTCCGGCACCAACTAAAGCGCCTGGGGTTTTTGTGGCGATCAAAAAATCCTTCGGATCAGTTTCAACTATATTTCCGCCTGGAGTAATTATGGCATCACCAACATTTTTGGATCCCGAAGATGATGAATTTATATCTATTTTTACTGATTTATTTCCAGTTATTTTGTTGTAAGTATCACTAATAACATCAAATAATTTTTTCCATGCTTCATATGTATTAGTTACCTGCGTTATAGGGTCTGTCATGCTCTGGATAGCTTCTGTCACATTGACTATATTTTCTTTCCATTCTTTCCAAACTTCAGGCAAAAAAGGCAAAGCCCTCATATTTTCTATTAATTTAGGCAATACTGCAGTTCCTAATTTAATCATTTCAACATTTAATTGATTCTTTAAAATTTGATATTGAGCACTCGCTTCTTCATTTTGTTTATTGTATGCCTCGCTCAATTTATCTGTCCCGGTTGTCATATCGCCTAGAGATGTTTTATAGCTTTCACTAGATTCACCAAGCAATCCAGTGGTAGCATTAAGCGCCTCCACACTTCCCACTGCCTTTTCAAATGAAATATTATTTTGATCACTGGCATCTTTCAATTTTTTAAATACATCCCCCATATTTTCGCTGGTGGATATAAGTTCTCTCCCGCTTTTCACACCTAATTTTGCAAATAAATCTTCCATATCTTCAGTAGGCTTTATCAATGCTACAATAGCCTGTCGCAACCCCATTTGAGCTTGGCTAGCTGGCAATCCTGTTATAGTTAGAGCCGCAGTAGCAGCCTGAAAATCGGCAAGCTTAACACCTGCCTCAGCGATTACCGGAGCAGAAGCACCAAAGGATATGGCTAAATCACTTATTGTTGTTTTTCCCGCTTTTACAGTTTTGAACAAAATGTCAGAAATTTTTTGGACATCCAAGCCTTCTTTTGCAAAAGAATTTATAGCGGAAGTTAAAATATTGGTTGCCTCTTGCGTTGTTGATAGTCCAGCCGTCGCAAGCTTTGCCGACCAATTAAGTGTTGACATCGCCTCATTAGCATCTATTCCGGCAGATCTGATATCGTACAGCGCTGATGATAATCCTTCTATGGATACAGGAAGCTCTGTTGACATATTTAATACCTCCTCTTTCATCTTGCCCATATCCTCGACGCTCGTATCAATTAAAGTGGAAACGTTTGACATTGACTTGTTAAAGTCAGCAGCCATTTGCACTGATTTAATTCCAACGCTCACAGCCGCCGCTCCAAGACCGGCAGTAAGGGCTATGGAAGCTCCTTTTACAGCCCTACCAATAGAGTCCATGGCACTATAGTAGCTTTCGCCTAACCTTATACCCTGTTTTCTAACATCAGATGTTTTAGCATCCATTAATTCCAACTCTTTGCTGGCCTTCCTTATATCTTTTGAAACTTCGTCTTTTAATTTCAAAATAAGGTCTAATTGTCTGACTTCTGATGCCATTATTTTTTAGCTCTTTCGAGCTGGTTACGGGTATTTATTATATCCAGATAATTTTGAACATCACTAATTCTCATCTCTCTTATTTCATCTGGCGTCCAACCATACTCTCGGGATAATTTTTCCATTATCACCGCTTCTGATTGATTAGTATGCCCTTGTAATTCTCTTTTGAGCTGATACAAATTTCTAACTACTTTTTTTTTGCTATCAAATCGACTGAATTGTATAATTTATCTCCATCTTCAATTGATAAATTATCCATCCACTCACGACTAAACAGCTCCGTTTTGTCTCCCTCTTTAATTTCCAATACAGCGCATTCCAATGCCACATATTTTGATTCCAATAAAGATACAGCGTCAAAACTGAAGAAAATTTCCTTATTTTTATTTTCTTTACTGGACATTAAAGCAGTCTTAATCTTTTGTATATCACCCCAGGTCAACGCATCCTTAATTTTGGCAGTCGCTTTCGATAGTTTTATTTCCATAAGATTTTAATAGCAATTAATTTTTTTAGTTTATATCCCTGGGTCGGATATCAACTATCCGGACGTTTGGTTTATATTGTCCTAATTACTCGGAACATTTGCGTATGAGCTGGTCAAATTTCGGAGTGTCACTTTTGAAGCTTCTCCGTCAGATTCGTTGTAATACGCCTTGAATGAAATTGATTGAGTCACCAGTTCGTCCTTTCCTCCTGATCGATTCCAATCGTTAAATTTAACTTTATTAAGAACGTAAGTAATGGTCGGATAATTGCCGCCTCCGATATTTGCTTCACCTTGAATAGTAATTTGCATATACTTGGCGCTGTCTCCGAGATATAAGTCCTTATACGTTTCATCGGCAAAGTTAAGGACTATTTCACCCTCAATTGAGTGCTTCCCGTTATAAACATCGTCCGGCAATTGTGATCCAAACACATGATCTCTGATACTTCCTTGATCATGAGTAAGTGTTAATTCTTTAACTTTCAAGGCAGTCGCCGCAGATAATCCAGCTTCAGCATCAGCTATTTTTATCGTTATATCCCGACCGATAAAATCATAAGGAGTATCATAGCTCGGAGTCGAAGTATCATCCGCCGCGCTTTTCCCGACAATCCCCGCCTTGAATCTCACATAGTCGTCAACTGCCGCGTTAAGTTCCAGACTTCCAACCATGCATCCGGCAAATTTCAATTGCTGCGCGTCTCCATCTTTGGCGAATATAGTCAAAGATTGATGATCGATATTCTGTTTCAAAGTAAATTCATGATCGTAAACAGATCCAGCGACAACGGCAGATGTAACTTTTCCGTAAAGAGAAGCGTAAAGATAACCGATTTCATCAACATGCGCTATGCCCTCAATATCTCCCTCGATGTATTTTTGGACGACACGTCTGTTTTCCATATCCTCTAAGACGCCCTGGCTCGTATCGTCGTCAGCGTGTTCCGCGCGTTCAACGATATTGGCAGACACGTTTCTCTGCCACTTATCAGCAGTAGATTCAGCTGATCCTCGACTAGCCTCGGTGGCGAATCCGACTTGCACGTCGCGTCCGATAATTTCACTCATTTTTTTAAAATTATAATTAATTATTTATTAAATGCTCTGTAATTATTATTTTCTATGTCAAACTTTCTATGACATGCCCTGCATCTTGTTTCATAATCATCTGGATTATCTGAATATTTGTGATCAATATTTGAAAGCTCAATCTTTTTTTGCTCAGATGAAACACCACAATCTACGCAATATCTAACATGTTTTTCATCCTTAAACTTTCTTATGTGAATATGTTGAGCGCCATAACATCTTTTTTTTCCTTTCATTAATGCCTTAGAAATAGAAATTTTTGCGCAATCCTTGCTGCAAACCTTTCCTTTTCCGACAGCAATATTAGACACAAATGCTTTAAACATTTTTTTGCACACAGGACATTTTTTTATTACTGCCGGTATTCCATTATTAACCATATTCTTTTGAGCTTTTTGATAACATTCTTTTGAACAATAAAAATTTTTATGACCTTTTTTCTTTTTTTGTTTCAAGTACCAACCAGGAAAATATTTTTTCTTTCCACATTTTGAACACTTTATATTTTTTCCGGTTTTTTCTCTCATTGCGTTAGCAATTTAATGCTCAAATTTATTTCCGCTGATACCTCTATTCCATTTTGGACTTCCGAAACACTCCACGATCCGGCATCGACTTTGCACCATGTTCTATGCTCGTCTATGCTCGTAAAACTCCACCCGTCATCCAGCTTTTCCAAAACCTCATCGAGGACATTTGGCATAACCGTACTGAAAATATCTTGAATATCTTTAGCCCCGGAATTCACCACGATCCATAATTTATATCCGTATGTCTTAAAATTCTCCGATGTTGTTTCAAATGAATTTTCTATCGTTGCCGGGTAATAGACAGCCGCCGGATATGAATCAATCTTGGAAGCCGGATAAGCATAAATACTCTTGATTTTAGTCACTCCCTCCAAAATTGACTGGATTTTGCTATTTAATTGTGCGTATATCGATGTTGTCATTTTTAAAATTTCCAAATATTATCCATAAAAACCCTATAATGTTTTTTAACTGCGCCATCAGCTCTCACTCGAGCGTATTCCAACCATGGCCTGGTCTCGATATTCTTTCCTTTTACTTTCACCGAATAAGGTCTATTTCCATGAACATATTTTGCGTAAGGAACGGCGCTATCCGGAACTCCAAATTTTCCCTCTAACCCACTTATTGTTGTTCTGTGCCTTTCCCTTAGGTTTCCAGTTTCTCTCGGAATTCCTCCTCCGCTTTGACCAACTTTCCAAGGCGCTGTTTGAAGTGCCGCCCGCTTATACTCACTTAGCCCTCTTTGTAAAAATAACTTTGCTTCTCTTTGAATTTTATTTCTATTTTTTTCTAGTGCTTTTATTAATTGTTCGACTGTTATTTTTTTAGTCATGTTTTTCAACAATTACTTCGAGATGACCATTATTTCCAATATTTCTATCAATCACGAATCGGACATCATAAGTATTGCTTCCCTCCTCGATGCGATCGCCTTCCTGTACATCCGTATCAGCTGGACACCAAATCGTATATGCCTTTGTAAATCTGAATTCTGTTTGCTCTTGATATGACTTCGGTATTCCTTGTTGAATATGTCCTAAAAAAGTTCCCTGAGAATCCAGCGTCGAACTATCATTGGACCATTCTTGCCTTTTGGTTGTGAATGTTGTTGTATAAAATCTTGAAATCATATCTCATATTTTTTATAGCTTCTAAGAATTGCCATCGCTTGCTCAAAATCATTAAATCCCTTTTGTTCTGAATAACTCACTTGATATTCACCAATTCTTTCACTCTTAATTGCCCCGGTATTCTCACCGCGATTTTGATAATACATACCAGCCGCGATCACTGTCGCCGCAAAACTTATATCATCAGGGGGAGTAACAGCATATCCCCATTTGGCCGTAATCCGATGATTGGCATGGCCGAAAATCCACGCTCTTGATCTCAGTCCAATTTTGTCAATTGGCTCTTGCTCGGGCGCATATTCCGAAAGATAATTTATCGGCATTAAATAATATTCTGGTGTCTGCCCCACTGCATTAGTAACTTCCGTAAAACTATCGCCCCATTGGTTATTTCCAACCTCAACTTTCGTCACTTCTACACAATCGTCAATCCTTAAATCCTGCCTATCGTTCCCGCTGTATAATCTCGCGCTTGCCACTGAGTCGGCCTTAAAACTTCTTCCAGTGAATTTTTCAATGAACGCCTGAGCCGCCAATATAAAATTTGCTGCCTGTCCTGTGGTGATTAAAATACCACCGAGATACGCTTCAATTTTTGCTTCAGTTGTATAAGTCTTATCCATTATCGTTTGCAATTTAATGCTTACGGCGCTACCGCCCCGTCAGTCTTCCAATAGATGTAATCCCAGAGTTGTTCGGCATCAACAGCTCCGGGAAAAGCGAATAGCTTTATTCTTTTGGGGGATGTATCTTCAAGAGGGTCATTCTCTGTGGCTCG